TTGCGTCTTCTTTGGAAGTCTGCTCCTTCTGTGCTTACACAAATGCAGGATATTAATCAAATTCAGGCTTTGTCTTTGACTCAAAATTTGTCTTTGGGTACTTATTTACCCTCTTTGCCTTTAAATCTTATTTATTCTTTCGTTCAGTACCTTAACGGTGGAAGTAACACTCCCGGTTATTCTGAAGGACTACGGAATATGTTTGGTTTTTTTCGTTCTGATTTGTCTTTTAAGTTGTTAAATTATCTTGGTTATGGTAATTTAGTCCGTACTTTACCTCCCTCCGGTAGCCGTTGGTGGTCTACTTCTCTTTTGTATAACGGCGATTCAGCTCTTTATAGTCAGCTGTATATCCAGAACAATTACGTGAATCTTTTCCCTCTTTTGGCTTATCAGAAGATTTATCAAGATTTTTTCCGTTGGTCTCAGTGGGAAAACGCGAATCCTTCTTCTTATAATGTGGACTATTTTTCTGGTCTTACTCCTGGTCTTGTTGCCTCATTGCCTTCTAAAGATTCTGCCTATTGGAAATCCGATACAATGTTTGACCTCAAATATTGTAACTGGAACAAGGATATGCTTATGGGTGTTCTTCCGAACTCTCAGTTTGGTGATGTTGCTGTTGTTGATATTTCTGATTCTGGAACTTCCGATGTTGTTATAGGCCCTGATGATAAAAAAAGTAAGGTTGGTATTGCTTCTGCAGTTACTTCTAGTTCTTCTCCGGTTCCTTTCTTTGCTTTGCAGGCCTCTGCCTCTAATACTGTTCCTATTGGTTCTTCTCTCCGTGTCGACTTTTCAGCTCTGCAATCTCAGTTTACGGTTCTTGCTCTTCGCCAAGCCGAGGCCCTTCAACGCTGGAAAGAAATCAGTCAGTCCGGTGATTCTGACTATCGTGAACAAATAAGAAAGCATTTTGGTGTGAATTTACCTCAAGCTCTTTCTAATATGTGTACCTATATCGGTGGTATTTCTCGTAACCTTGATATCAGTGAAGTTGTGAACAATAACCTTGCTGCTGATGGTAATACTGCCGTTATCGCTGGTAAGGGTGTCGGAGCCGGAAATGGTTCTTTCACTTATACTACTGATGAGCATTGTGTCGTTATGTGTATTTATCACGCCGTTCCTCTTCTTGACTACACAATTACCGGTCAGGATGGCCAATTGCTTGTTACCGATGCCGAGTCTCTTCCGATTCCTGAGTTCGACAATATCGGTATGGAAGTTCTTCCTATGACGCAAATCTTCAACTCTCCGAAAGCGTCTATCGTTAACTTGTTCAATGCTGGTTATAATCCTCGTTATTTCAATTGGAAGACTAAACTCGATGTTATTAACGGTGCGTTTACCACTACTCTCAAGTCTTGGGTTTCTCCTGTTACCGAATCTCTTCTTTCCGGATGGTTTGGCTTTGGTTATAATGAAGGCGATGTTAACGAGAATACTCGTGTTGTCTTGAATTATAAATTCTTTAAGGTTAATCCTTCTGTTCTTGACCCGATTTTTGGTGTTGCTGCTGATTCCACGTGGGATACTGACCAACTCTTGGTTAATTCCTATATTGGTTGCTATGTTGCTCGTAATTTGTCTCGTGATGGTGTACCTTACTAATTTTTGTTTTAATTATGATAGGAAAATTTAATTCTTTGGAATGTTCGGAACAAGGTTCCGGGCTTACTCCCAATGTTGAACCGGATGCTTTTGCAGTTGCTCCTGAGTTTGATTGTACTGAAGAGCTTCGTGTAGAGATTGATGACACTGATGAAACTCGTCCGGTGCGTTATACCTCTGATGTTCGTTTGATTCTTCATACCAAGGACTTGGCTTCCCGTGTCGGTCTTGCTGTTGCTTCTAAGTTTGGTCAAAGTAATAGGTCTGCTTCTCAGATTCAACAGATTATGGATAGGATGTCTGATGATGACCTTTTGGCAACGGTTCGCTCCCGGTATGTTCAGTCTCCTTCTGAGATTATTGCTTGGTCTAAGGAGTTGTCGGCTTATGCTGAAAATCTTGAGTCCCAGGCACAGGAATTGATTGATGCTGAAAACGCTAAACAAGAAGCAGAAAAAGCGGCTGCTGCTTCCGCTGAATCTGCATCTTCTGAATAATGGGTCTTCTTGGTTCAATCGCTGGTGGTCTCCTTGGCATTGGTTCTTCTGCTATTCAAAATTCACAAAATAGGCAAAATGTCCAAGAGACCAACCGGATGAACTATAAGATAAATCAGATGAACAATCAGTTTAACGAGCGTATGGCGATACAGCAGCGTAATTGGCAGGAGAATATGTGGAATAAGGAGAACGCTTATAACACTGCTTCTGCCCAACGCCAACGCCTCGAGGAAGCTGGTTTGAATCCTTATTTGATGATGAACGGTGGTTCAGCTGGTGTTGCTCAATCAGCTGGTACTGGAGCTTCTGCCTCTTCTGCCGGTTCTGCTGTCATGCAGCCTTTCCAGGCAGATTTCTCGGGTGTTCAGCAAGCTATTGGTTCTGTATTCCAGTCCCAGGTTCAGCAAGCCCAGGTTTCACAGTTGCAAGGACAGAAAAACCTTGCGGATGCCCAGGCTATGCAGGCTCTTTCTAATGTTGATTGGTCTAAGATGACGAAAGAAACTCGTGAGTATCTGAAAGCTACCGGTTTGGCTCGTGCCCAGCTTGGTTATTCCAAGGAAATGCAGGAGCTTGATAATATGGCTTTTGCAGGTCGTCTTCTCCAGGCACAAGGTACTTCCCAGCTGCTTGATGCTGAAGCCAAGACCGTTCTTAATAGGTATCTTGACCAACAACAGCAGGCTGATTTGAATGTTAAGGCTTCCGAGTATTATAACCAGATGTCGCACGGTCATTTGAACTATAACCAGGCCAAGAAGGTTCTTGCTGATGAGGTTCTTACTTATGCCCGTGCCAAAGGTCAGAAAATCAGTAATAAGGTTGCTGAATCTACGGCTGATTCTTTGATTCGTTCTTCTAACGCTTCAAATCATTCTAATGCTGAATTTGAGCTCGAAGCTGCTAAATTCAATCGTGAGCGCGCCCGTTCTCGTAGTATTGAGGACTGGTACCGTGCTCGTAATGAAGGCAAGAAATACAAGTATTATGACGCTGATAAGGTTGTTCATTATGGTACTTCTATCGGTAATACTATAGGTAACTTTCTGCCCTGATAGTACTTTTGTTTGTTGTGTGTTTACCCGGTTCGTAGTGATACGCGTCGGGTTTTGCTGTTTGGAGTAACTTCCGGCAACCGCGCGTAGCGTGGTTATACACCTTCTGAATTTCGGGACGATAGGACTGAAATCAGAGCCGTTAGGCTATAGTACTGCCTTCCTTGAAGCTTGACGTTTGCAACGCGTATGCAATCTCCCGGAGAGCTCTTCTCCATCGTCGCTGCTATACCCCTAAAAAATGTTTTGGCGAAGCCTACATGAGTTTGCCCGTAGGGAAAGCTATTTACCTCATAGCTTTCAGTCTCCCCTTGTCTTATATACGCAAACTCACAGACCAGCCTGCCACCCATCCAACTTTTTCAGTTTATTGTTTATTTATGTTAATGTTTTATGCCGACATTTGTTCTTTTAAAACATTTATTTATATCTTTACTCTGTCTTTAAAAACAATGTCTAATTTAACTTTTAATTTTATGGAAAAGTATTATTTGTGCTCTATTCAATCAAAGACAAACCCGAATCAGAATGAAACTGTTCTTGTTCCGGTTAATGAAGTTTCTGAATTTGTTTCTTCAAACCTTCGTCCTGATTGTGTTCTTATTGTTTCCTATTGTTCCACCTTTAAAGCTATTCCTGATGAAAAGTGAAACTAAATCTAAAATTTGGTCTGCAATTATTGCAGCTGCTGTTAGCCTTCTTACGTCTATTGCTCAAATATTTTCGTAAATAATGATGGTTATGAATCTTAAGTTAATGAAATTTGTTGAGTGGCTTCTACGGAATAATATTAAGTTTACCGTTACTTCCGCTTTTCGTACTGAGTCTGAGAATAAAGCCTGCGGAGGCGCTAAAAATTCTCAACATTTAACTGGCGATGCTATTGATTTAGCCCCTCTTAATTGTTCGGTAGATGATTTTATCCTGAAAATTAAAGAAGTTCCTTTTGATTTTGATCAGCTTATCAAATATCGCACTTTTGTTCATATTTCTTTTACCCGTCTTCGTAAGGCTCGTCTTATGGAATTGGATTTCACTGATAAAAAATGATAACTAAGGAATTACAGAATAAGCTAGTAACTCGTTGTCAAAATCCTCGTACGGTTGTCAACAAGTATACGCATGAACCCGTTGTTGTTTCTTGTGGTTCTTGCCCTTCTTGTATTCTTCGTCGTTCCGGTATCCAGACTAATTTACTTACTACTTATTCTGCCCAATTCCGTTATGTATATTTTGTTACTCTTACTTATGCTCCTTGTTTCCTTCCTACTTTGAAAGTTTCGGTTATTGAAGCTTGTACGGATGATATTGCGGATGTATCCGTTGTTCCCAATATTAATGACTTGGACGCTGGTGACCCTAACACTTATTTGTTTGGTTTTTGCAGCGTTCCTCGTTCCGCTTCTGTTAAATTAAAAAACTCTACCGTTGAGCGTACATTCAAAGACCCTGAGATAAGATTTTCTTATCCTATGAAACCTAAGGATTTATTGTCTGTTCTTGGTAAGATTAACCATAATATTCCTAATAGAATTCCTTATATTTGTAATCGTGACCTTGATTTGTTTTTAAAACGCTTAAGAAGTTATTACCCGGATGAAAAATTACGTTACTACGCTGTATCAGAATACGGCCCTACCAGTTTCCGCCCGCATTGGCACTTGTTATTGTTTTCCAATTCCGAACGATTCTCGCAAACTGTTTGTGAAAATGTATCTAAGGCTTGGTCTTACGGACGTTGTGATGCGTCACTCTCGAGAGGATTCGCAGCACCGTATGTTGCGTCGTATGTTAATAGTTTTGTCGCTTTACCCGACTTTTATACTCAAATGCCAAAAGTGGTGCGCCCTAAATCCTTCCATTCCATTGGATTTACAGAATCAAATCTCTTTCCTCGAAAGGTACGAATTGCCGAAATTGACAAAGTTGCCGATAAGTGCCTTAATGGAGTCCGCGTTGAGCGCGATGGATATTTTCGCACAATTAAACCTACTTGGCCGTATCTCCTTCGATTATTCCCCCGATTTTCGGACCCTATTCGTAAACTTCCATCGAGTGTTTACCAATTATTATATTCTGCGTTCACTGCGCCCGGGCGAGTCATTCGTAGCGGATGTGCAGATATAACTTGTGACCCTTTTAACGAGAATGCTTTATTTAAACAAAGTACTTTGTCTTTTTGTAAACAGTATTTAAATTATGTAGATAATTATGGAAAAAGAAATGATGAACGAAATTTGCTCTCTCCTCAAGCGCGTTTACCGTATAGTGATATTCTCATTCTTTCTGAATGTCGTTTGTATGATGGTGTTGATTTGGAAGATGCTCACCGTCTTTCCCGTGTATACCGCTTTTTCCTCGGAATTACGAAATTTATTCGAACATATTCAACAGACGGATGTTCGGAGCTCTTCTGGTCCAGCGGCACTCCTGGAGGAGAATTCTTCTGTCGAGAAAGGTTCTTGCGTATCATTTCCGAGAAAATAGTTAATTTTTGGAATCGTTACGAATATAATCGTCTTGTTGATTTTTATCAGACTTTGGAGAGTTCTAATGACAAGGATTTGGTAGATTTCGAGTTACGTAATTATTCTTTCCGTTATAATAGAACTGTCCGTGATAAGGAAAAACCTTACCATGAATTACCTCTTGTTCTTCGCTTGGCTGCTGCGGCATTGATGAAATGTCGAGATAAGGTCAAACACAAGAGCGTTAATGATTCTTTTGGAATTTTTTCTTACCAGGACTAATATGTTTAATTTTTAATATTTTTTTTATGGCTTCTTATACCGGAATGTCCAACCTCCAGAATAACCCTCACCGTTCTGGATTTGATATTGGACGTAAAAACGCGTTTACTGCGAAAGTTGGTGAGCTTCTCCCTGTCTATTGGGATATTTCTATGCCTGGTGATAAGTATAAATTCAACGTTGAGTATTTCACCCGTACTCAGCCTGTTGAAACTTCTGCTTATACCCGGTTGCGTGAATACTTTGATTTCTATGCTGTTCCGTTGCGCCTTCTTTGGAAGTCCGCACCTTCCGTGTTGACACAGATGCAGGATGTTAATCAGATTCAAGCATTGTCTCTTACTCAGAATTTGTCTTTGGGTACTTATTTGCCCTCTTTAAATCTTTCTATTCTTTCGAATGCTTTGTTTTATTTGGCTGGCAATACTACTGATCCAGGTAAAAATTCATCTTTTGTAAATTTGTTTGGTTTTCACCGCTCTGATTTATGCTATAAGTTATTATCTTATCTTGGTTATGGTAATTTTGTCAGGAGAAACCCAAGACTTGAGAGTAGTGGTAAACGCACCGTTAATAACATCGAG